AGGGTTTTCGGGCCCCACCGTTCGGCTTGGCACGTCATTTAAAAGTTGTTTCTCTATAAATACAAATAGGTCCCCTACCCCGGCGAGCAATCGAAAAAGCCGGATACTTTATCACAGGTGCTGGATTTCAGGCTAAACTCGCTTTATGCCAATGATTAGTCGAGCTGAAGCCGCCAGGGTGCTTGGCGTTACGAGGGAAGCCGTTTACGCGGCTGTCAAGAGCGGTCGCCTGAGCGTGAAAGAATGCGTGGATGGAACGCTGAAGGTAAATAGTGAGACAATGCGCGAGGAATGGGCGCGTAACACGCAAACCCGAATTGGTGTTGGACCCAAGCCTGCAGGCGGCGGCGAGCGACCGGTATTACGCAGTCGGGAAGATCGGATGAGCCCACGACTTGGCACGACGAATGAAGCGATACCGGAGTACGACGAAAGCCGCGCTAGGACAGAGCATTTGAAAGCAGAGTTGCTTGAGCTGGAACGAAAGCAAAAGGAGGGGGTGTTGGTGGCTGCTGCTGGGGTTGAGGCGCGATGGGTTGAAATTGTGGTGATGGCACGAACCAAGATCTTGGGAATACCAACAAAGGCAAAGCAAAGGATTCCAGATTTAGATATGGATGCAATCAATGTTTTGGACGATATTGTACGCGAAACTTTGGAAGATTTAGCAAGTGCTGCGCCTGAAGAGGCGGGAGAAGACGAATGAGCAACATTTGCAGGCTAGAAAGAGCAGCGTTATTGGCGTTTACACCACCAAAAAGGCTGAGCTTGAGCGAATGGGCAGATACTTACGCCTATTTAAGCGCAGAAAGCAGTGCAGAAAGCGGAAGATGGCACACTTTGCCCTATCAAAAGGGAATTATGGATGCAATAACAAATCCAGCGGTTGAGCAGGTAACTGTGATGAAATCAGCTCGCGTTGGGTACAGCAAAATTCTTAATCACGTTGCTGCGTATTACATCCATCAAGATCCTGCTCCCGTAATGATTGTGCAGCCCACAATCGAAGACGCGCAGGGCTATAGCAAGGAAGAAATTGCGCCAATGTTGCGCGACACGCCCTGTTTGCGTGGTGTGGTGAGTGACGCCAAGGCAAAAGACGGTGCCAACACCATTTTGCAAAAGCAGTTCCCTGGCGGATCACTGAGTTTGGTGGGCGCCAACTCACCTCGCGGCTTCCGGCGTGTTAGCAGGCGAGTGGTGTTGTTTGACGAAATTGACGGTTACCCGGCATCGGCTGGCACGGAGGGTGACCAAATCAAGCTTGGCATCCGAAGAACGGAGTATTACTGGAATCGAAAAATTGTTGCTGGATCAACGCCAACGATTAAAGATTTTAGTCGCGTGGAAAGGATGTATCAGCAGGGTGACCAACAGCGATATTTTGTGCCATGCCCTGACTGCGGCCATATGCAGTATTTGAAATGGGCCAACATAAAATGGCGCGATGGCGATCCTGATACTGCAAGCTATGCGTGCGAATCATGCGGCACATGGATACCGCATAGCAAAAAACGGTGGATGGTTGAGCGCGGCGAATGGCGTCCAACTGCACCAGGCAATGGTAAGCACGTGTCTTTTCACATTTGGGCAGCGTATTCGTACAGCCCAAACGCAAGCTGGTCGAATTTGGTGGAAGAGTTTTTAGACGCAAAAAACGATGCAGAGCAGCTTAAGACGTTTGTAAATACGGTGTTGGGCGAAACGTGGGAAGACGAGTACGCAAGCAAGGTTGGCGCTGATGCGTTGAAGGAGCGTGCTGCCTCTGAGACGTACAAGCAGCATGTGCCGCCCGTGGAGGCGCTTGCATTGACGATTGGCTGTGACGTACAGGATGACCGTCTATCGCTGAGCGTGTGGGGCTGGGGACGCGAGGAAGAGGGCTGGCTGCTTGATCGAGTGAAACTGTATGGAGACCCAACGCTGCCAGAGGTGTGGAAGCAACTAGATCAAATTTTGCAGAAACCATTCATTGCTGAGGATGGCAGCGAGAGGCGAGTGCTGTGTTGCGCTATTGACTCGGGCTACAACGCGCACGTGGTGTATCAATATGCAAAAGAACGCCAAAAAATGGGCGTAATTGCAATCAAAGGCATGTCAACCAAGGGGAAGCCACCGCTGGGGAAGGCGACGAAGGTGGACGTAAACAGCCAAGGCAAGACAGTAAAAAAAGGCGCACAGGTGTTTCCGGTTGGAGGTGACACAGTGAAATCACTGTTGTTCGGAAGGTTAAAACACAACGACCCCGGTGCCGGGTATTTGCATTTTTTCCCTACATCAACAACTGATTACTTTGAAGAATTAACAGCAGAAAAGCAAATCATGCGTTTCCGCAACGGCTTCCCTGAGCGGCACTGGGTGAAAAAGCCATCAGCCCGCAACGAAGCCATTGACGAATTGGTGTATGCGTATTCTGCATTGCATCGTTTGTATCAAATTTACGACAAGCGGTCGCTGTGGGATCAGATGGAACGGATGACAGAGCAAAAAGAGGCAGCACCGCGACAGCAGGCAACTCGCCAGACTGGAGCAAAACGAAGCTTCGTTAGCCAATGGTGAGGTTAAACTGGGGCTATTACGGGTAAAACGGTGAAAATTCCCGCGACAGCCAGGCAGGGCGACACGGTGCGATGGCGAGATCTGCCAACTGTGGATCAATTTGGAGCGCCTGTTAACAGCAGTGGTTACGTGTTGCGTTATTACATACGCGGCAATGAAATTGGATCTGGCGACAGCGTTGTTGGCCTAGCAGCAAATAATGGCTGGGATTTTGAATGGACTGTCAATCTGAGCAAAGCTGGTCAGTATTTCTGGCAGGCGGTTGCTGAGTCGATTGCAGACAGCACTTTGATCACCTTGGGCGCAGGGCAGATCGAAATCCAGCCATCGCTTTCGTTTACTGGTGTTGCGGATGCGTTTGACGGTCGTTCGCAAGCACAAAAAGACCTTGACGCAGTACAAAGCGCAATCAGAACGCTGCTCTCAGGCGGAAGTACAAAAGAATATAAAATTGGTAACCGGTCAATTAAGCGTTATGATATGGCCGAGTTGCTGCAGCTTGAGGCAAAGCTAAAAGCTGACGTTGCGCGAGAAAAGCAGGCCGAAATGATTGCCAATGGTCTTGGTAATCCACGCAACATGTTCGTTCGATTTAACGCCTGATCATGGGAATGCGCGACCGTCTACTTTATGCATTTGGCTTTGGCAAGGCCCCTGATGCTCCTGCGCCTGCGCCACGTCGGCGGGCCTATCAAGGTGCGTTAATCAGTCGGCTTACGGCGGATTGGCTGGCTACTCAAACCAGCGCCGACGCTGAGATCAGGACAAGCCTGCGCAAGTTGCGTGATCGGTCGCGAGAGCTGGTACGCAACAATCCATATGCGCGTCAGGCTAAGCGAACGACGCAAATTAACGTAATTGGTACTGGCGTCAAACTTCAGTCGCAGGTAATGCAAGTGCGGGGAAATAAGCGCGAAGAGCGCTTAAACCGCATGATCGAAGAAAAGTGGGATTTGTGGTGTCGCCGTGAGAATTGTGACGTTGCTGGCCGCTACAGCTTTCATGATTTTGAGTGGCTAGCTGTTGGCGCAATGCCAGAAAGCGGCGAAGCAATTTTTCGCATTGTGCGTAGGCCATTTGGCACATCCAAAGTGCCCTTGGCGCTGCAAATTGTTGAAAGCGACCTGCTGGACGAGGAGTATCAAGGCGGAACGCTTGCTGCTGGCAATGAATGGCGCAATGGCGTGGAGGTAGACGAATGGGGGCGGCCTGTGCGATATGCGTTGTTTACCCGACACCCAGGCGACTACTGGTTTCAGAATACTGCGCAACGCAATGAGAAGCATATTTTCCCGCCAGCGGCTGACATAATTCACTTGTTTTTGCCAGATCGGCCAAACCAAAACCGTGGCGTGCCTTGGTTCCATGCAGTGATGGCAGATGCGCATCAGTTGCAGGGATACGAAGAGGCAGCGGTGATTCGCGCTAGGGCTGGTGCGTCGCTGATGGGTTTTGTTACAAACAATGAAGGAGAGCTGACCGCTGACGATGTTGAAAACAACCAGCGCATCAGCGAGTTTGAGCCTGGAACGTTTAAGTACCTAGCGCCAGGCGAAAGCGTCACCGTGCCAAACATTGATTCACCTGACCAGCAATTTGAAATGTTTGTGCGCAACAAGGTGCGCAGGTTTGCCAGCGGCTTTGGCTGCTCGTATGAAACGTTGAGCAGAGATTTTAGCGATACAAACTACAGCAGTTCGCGATTGAGCTTGCTGGAAGACCGCGAGCACTGGCGTGTTGTGCAAAATTATTTGATTGATAATTTCCACATGCGCGTGTTTCGCGAGTGGCTGTCGCTTGCAGTGCTGGCCAATGAGCTGCCGTTGCCTGATTACGAACTGCGTCCTGAGCGGTATGAAACGCCCAAATGGCTTACTAGGGGCTGGAGCTGGGTTGATCCGCTTAAGGAGGTCAAGGCTTATCGAGAAGCTGAGCAGGCTGGTTATTTGACGAAAGCGCAAATCATTGCTCAGTCGGGTGGTGGCGACTTTGACGAGAACCTGGCTGAGATCGCTCGCGAGCGTCAACTGGCCCGCGATGCTGGCGTGGTATTGGACTTCGATATTTTTAGTGGTTTGTCAGCGGCTGGCGAGGCTATTGTTGCAGAGACAATTGCACCTGACTCGGAGCAGGGTCAGAGCCCATCACGTTCTCGACGGAAGACAAAATGACTACAGAAGAATCCCAAACCGTGTCCGAGCCGGAAAATCAAGTAGAGGAGCGTGTCATTCCGCCAACTGAAAAGCGGATGCAGCGTACCGAAGCAACGGCTTTTCGTGCGTTGGACGAGTTGAGCTTTGAGTTTCCTTTTAGCTCTGAGTACCCTGTTGAGCGCTACTTTGGCCGCGAGGTTCTGAGTCACGACGGAGAGTCGGCTGAGCTGGGACGCCTTAATGATGGTGCGCCCTTGCTGTTTAACCATGATCCCGACCGCGTTGTCGGGGTAGTCGAGCGTGCATGGGTTGATGGCAAAAAGCGCCGGGGATACGCAAAAGTACGTTTTTCGCGTAACCCGTTTGCGCAAGAAGTGCTTGCAGACGTACGCGACGGTATTCTTCGCGGCGTTAGCTTCGGTTATTCCATTAACAATATGGAAGAGCGCGGTGAGGACTATGTAGCAACAAACTGGTCACCTTTTGAGATTAGTGTTGTCAGTATTCCCGCCGATCCCACGGTGGGCGTGGGTCGCTCTTTACTTTCAACTGAAATTATGCAACCTGAAGAGACTAAGATTAACGCTGAAGGCACCGACGAGGTGCGCGAACAAGCGGCCCCCGCCGCATCACCAACCCCTGAACCTCAAATGGACAAAGCTCCTGATCTGGAGGTGATCCGGTCCAAGGCCGCCGAGGCTGAACGCACCCGTATCGCCGCCATCTCTGCACTGGGCGAACGGCACCAGATGCAAGACCTTGCCCGTGAACTGATCGACGGCAACACCAGCCTCGACGAAGCTCGCGCTGCCGTACTTGAAAAACTCGGTCAAAAACCTGTGGAACAACCTATCCGATCTGAAGACGTGACTCGCAACGACGTTGGCCTTTCTGGCAAAGAAATCAAGCGCTTTAGCTTTGTCAAGGCGCTGAACTACCTGGCTAATCCTTCCGATCAAGCTGCGCGGCGTGCTGCTGAGTTTGAGATTGAAGTTGGCAAGGCTGCCGCTAGCAAGTACGAGCGTGCCTCTAATGGCATCGTGGTGCCTAACGAAGTGCTGCGTCGCGACTTGCTGGTGGATATCCCCACCTCGGGTGGCAACCTTGTGGCTGACGATCTGCTGTCCGGTAGCTTCATCGAGCTGCTGCGCAATCGGCTGGCCTTTGCTCAAGCTGGCGTGACGATTCTGTCTGGCCTGCAGGGCAATATCAGCATTCCTCGGCAGACCTCGGCCGCTACCGCCTACTGGGTGGGTGAGAACGTTGCTCCTCAGGAATCGCAGCAAGCGATTGATCAGGTCAACATGACCCCCAAGACTGTCGCTGCTTTTGTGGACTACAGCCGTCGGCTGCTGCTCCAATCGAGCATTGATGTTGAGGGCATGATCCGCAACGACCTGACGCGGGTTCTGGCGTTGGAAATTGACCGTGCTGCTATTTACGGCACCGGCTCAAGCAACCAGCCCTTGGGCTTGATCAATACCACTGGTATTGGCACTGAAAGCCTGACTAGCGCTGGCACCTTCACGGAGTTGATTGCGATGGAGACCGACGTGGCTGCCGCTAACGCAGACGCTGGTTCCATGCGTTACATCATGAATGCCACCAGCCGTGGCGCTCTCAAGGGCACCGAAAAGGCTGTCAACACGGCTCAGTTTGTGTACGAGAATGATGAGGTCAACGGTTACCCGGTGATCGTGTCCAATCAACTGCTGACCAATGACACCTTGTTTGGTGATTTCTCCATGATGGTCATGGGGATGTGGAGCGGCCTCGACCTGATGGTTGATCCGTATGCTGGCGCCACCGCTGGCACCGTTCGCGTAATTGCTCATCAAGATCTGGACGTTGCCGTCAAGCAACCCGCCAGCTTCTGCTTTGGCACCTGATAATCATGAAAGTTGAAATTACGCGAGGCGCAATGATCAAGGGAGAGCCTGTCACGGCAGGCTCCATTCTTGATATAGATGCAAACGATGCACGCTTGCTGATCAGTTCAAACAAAGCTGTGGTTTCAACTGCAGTCGAGGTTGAACCTGAGCCAGCCTGTAAGATTGAATTTGCACCTAAGCCCACTTCTGAGCCTGTTTCGCAGGTTCGTCGTACCCGTCAAACCCGCACCTCCAAGGAGTAAGCCATGGCCATTCTTTCTACCGGTCTCGAAAAACTGTCTCAATTGGCGTTTGCGCCTACTGCTCTTCGCGAAGTTGCCCTTAACGGCACTGCTGTTGATCTCAAAGATTACGAAGGCGATGTAGTGGTCATTCTTGATGTTGCCGCTGGCGGCACTTCAACTGTGACCGTAAAGCTGCAATCGTCTGACACTTCGGGTGGCACTTACGGCGACATTACCACTGTGTTTAGCCGTGGTGGCGTCGAGCAAGCCTCTGGCGCTGTGACATTTGCCGAAGTGAGCACTTCTGCTTCTAAGCAGTTTTTGGTGTTCCCTAAGGGCGCTGCCAAGCGTTTTGTAAAAGCTGTGTCTGCCGTCACTGGTACTTCTAGCCATACCTATAGCGTCAACGCTGTAGCTGCTAAGAAGTACGGCTGATTCCATTAAATTGCACTGCCCCGCCTGGCAATACGCTGGGCGGGGTTTCACGCATAATAAATTATGGCTTTCGCTGAAAATCTTGACGTATTTCTCGCTGACTTTGGCGTTACCGTAATAGCAGGCGGCGTTACGGGCATTGGCATTTTTGACATGCCAAGCGAGATCGTGGCCGATGGGGTGGTGCTGACCACGGATTACAAGGTCACCGCGAAGGCGTCTGATTTCGGTGATTTATCGCACGGCTCTCAAGTGTTGGTGAATGGGGCGGGGTATACGGTTCGGAATGTGCAGTTTATTGATGACGGTCGCTTTGTTGAAATAATGCTGCAGCGCTCTCTTGAAACGACGTATCAAGTAACTGCAACGCCGTTTGACGCAAATGGCGCAGACGGCCAGCCAGGCGAGGCGTATGTCGCACAGCTTGACTCTGGCGTTGACGGTGGTGGCGCAAGTACCGATTACGCTGAAGGGAACGTACTTGATGGTGGCGGGGCATGAGCAGCATTGCTCGGATTCAGTTACGGCGTGATACAGCGGCGGCTTGGGTAGCGGCCAATCCTGTATTGCTGATTGGCGAGATTGGCATTGAAACGGACACGCTTAGATGCAAGGTGGGCAACAGCGCTTCGGCCTGGAATGCATTGTCTTATGCGTTTAGCGGGTCTAGCGCACCGATGGTGCGCGGCCAAGCCAGCAAGATGGACACTGGCACTATTGACATCGCCAGCCAAGGCGCGTACGTCACTACTGGTTTAACCGCAACTTTTGATGCCAACACCGCCAATGGCATGGTGCTTGCCACAGTTAACGCTTTTGGCCTTAAAAACACAAGCGGCGTCACTAAATTATTGCGATTTTTTGGCAGTATTGATGCGCGAACCGTTACGGGCAATAACCAAACGCTAGGCGTCAAGCTCGCTTACAACGGCGTCGCAATTGACGAAACCGAGTGCCGAGCATTTACTGGCACTGGCACTGAAGAGGCCAAGCTGGTCACAAGCTGGATGATCAGCGTTGCAAATAATGACGAGGTGTCGTTGTTTATTGCAAATCATTCCGGCAGCGGTAACATCAGTTTTAGGCGCGGCAGGTTGCTTGCCAGCGAGGTGCTGTAGTAGTGGACTCTCAGACTCGTCAGAACTGGGCCAAGATAAAAGAAGCGCTGGAACTTGCTGGAAAGACCAATTGTTACTTTTATCGTCGAGCTGTTGCGATACTGAACGGTGGACACGACCCTGGGCCTCCAGGCTGCATAAATGGCCAGTAAACGAGAACAGGTGCTTGTCGCCATCTACGCCGCCCTGCAGGGCACTGTAGGGGCTGGTAACCGCGTCTATCGAAGCCGGGTGGAGCCGATGGCCAGAAGCGAGACACCGGCCATTGTGGTGGAGCCTGTAACGGTTACTTACCAGCAAAACACAAGCTTGCCGAAGCTGGATTCAACGCTTAGGGTTCGCGTTGTGGTCATTGTTCGCGCTGCAACGCCTGACCAAGTGGCAGACGCAACAATTGTTGACATGCACAGCCGCTTAATGGCTGACCTAACACTGGGCGGAATTGCGATTGATATTCGGCCAGCGCAGGAGACCTACAATTTTGTCGAGGCTGATCAGCCTGCTGGAGTAATCTCATGTGAGTACGACGTGCTTTACCGCACGAAAGTTGAAGACCTAACCCAATGACTTCACGTCGTCGTAGGCCGCAAGAGTATCAAGCCTCTGAGCCTATTGTTGTAGATGCGTACCAAGGACAGGGTGGCTCGTACATCCTCAATCCTGAAACCGGCGTTCGCACCCTTGTGCAGCGCACCCTCCCCCCGGAAATGGCGGGGCAATTTGAAACCCAAGAGGTAACTTTCGATGCCACTTCTGACACGCAAACGCCTGATTTTGGCGGAGACGGAAGCCCAGTACGGGACTGACCCGAGCCCTGGCGCTGCTGATGCAATTTTGGTTCGCGATCTAAGCATCACTCCGCTGCAGAGTGATGTTGTTAGCCGCGACTTGATTCGTCCATATTTGGGCGCCTCAGAGCAACTCCTTGCTAATACTCGCGTTGAATGCACTTTCAGCGTAGAGATGGCCGGTTCTGGCACCGCTGGCACCGCTCCGCGCTACAGCTCAGTTCTGAAGGCTTGCGGGCTTGCAGAGACTGGCATCACCCCTGCCGTGACCGGCACCGCAACTGCTGGTGGAGCCAACAGCATTACCTTGGAAGGGACTGCTAGCGCCGTTGACGGTTTTTATGTAGGCCAGATCATTCGCATCACTGGTGGCCTGGGCAGCGGCGCCATCGCTTTGATTACTGCCTATGTCGGCTCTACCAAGGTTGCGACCTTGCGTCCGCTTGCTGGTAGCACCACGTTTGACGCCACCAGTGCTTACAGCATTGGCCTTCAAACGATCTACACTCCGGTCAGCGCTGCTTTCAGCTCTGTCACCATCCACTACAACATTGATGGAGTGCTGCACCGGCTGACGGGTTGCCGTGGCACGTTTACGCTCAATGGGAATGTGGGCGAAATTCCCACGATTGATTTTACGATGACCGGGATTTACAATCCGCCAACTGACACTGCCGCTCCTGCTGTCACTTATGCAGATCAGGCAACCCCGCTGATCTTTAAAAACGGCAACACTGGTGCGTTCAGCCTGCTGAGCTACACCGGTTGTATGCAATCGGTAAGCCTGGACGTGGGCAACTCAATTATTTATCGCGAGTTGATTTCCTGTGCCAAGCAGGTACTGATTACTGATCGTGCCACCACCGGTACTAGCGTAATTGAAGCTCCAACGATTGCTGACAAGGACTACTTCACGGCAGCCCTGTCTGACGGAACGCTGGGCGACCTGTCGTTTATCCATGGCAATGCCGCTGGCAACTTGGTATCGCTGTATTCCACCCGCGTGGACATTGGCGACCCCAGCTACGAAGATCAAGACGGCATCCACATGCTGTCGGTTCCTTTTACTGCTGTGCCAAGCACTGTCGGCAATGACGAATTTAAGCTGGTCTTTGCCTGAGTTGCATTTCGCCATCGCACTGCCGCCCCCAGTGGGCGGTTTTTTCGTTTTTGGGTTATGCTGCACAAAGTTACCAGCGCAACCATTCAGTTATGGCATTTGTTCGTAAAAAGGTTAAGACGTTCAAATGGCCCGTCACCGTTGAGGAGCCAGCAGACGGCGGTACGTTTGAAGCCAGCGTATTTGATGCTCAGTTCAAGCGCTTGGGCCGAAAGGAATTTGCCAAGCTTGCAGAAAAAGGCGAGCTTGAGCTGTTGCAGTCAGTTTTGGCAGGCTGGGATGGCATTACAGACGAAGAGGGCAACGCCGTGCCTTTTTCCAATGCAATGATGAAAGAATTTGCAGACGATCCGTATTGGATTCGCGGTGTGTTGAAGGCTTACACCGAAACGTTTGATGGAGCACGGGAGGGAAACTAAAAGGCGCTGCGATCTACTGGGCGGGTGGAGCGCAGCAAGTTGAGGACAAAACGGCTGATGACGCGGCTGCTTTTGGTATCACAATGCCAAAGCAGCCCAAGCCAGAAGTCAATGAGTTTGCCATCTGGGAAGAGAATTGGGAGTCGGTGTTGATGTTCTTGCGGATGCAAACGCAATGGACTGTAACAATGGGCGGCTATGTCGGCTTGAAATACGAGGTGCTGCTGGGTGCCGGGGGGCTGCTAGACGTTTATGATGTGAAAGATAAACGCGCCATGCTAGAGGACATCCAAGTGATGGAAGCGGCGGCGCTGAGCGAAATCAACAAGCAGCGAGGCGAGAGTGGCAAAGCAGATTGAAGAACTGCTGGTCAAGCTTGGCATCGAGGGCATGGAGGGCCTCGACAAGCTCAGCTCGTCCTTCCGTAACCTGCAAAAGGCCCTGGGGCCGACCGATAAGGCGATTGCTAGCGCACGTAATGAGGTGCTTGAGTTTGCTAACTCAGGTAAGCAAAGCATTCAAATGATCCAAGGGCAGATTGATGCCTTCAAGGGTCTGCAGTCGCAAGCAACAATTGGCGGAAACGTTTACAGGCAATTAGCTGGCGATGTTAATGCTTTAAGTGATCAGCTTAAGGCTCTAAAAAAAGATTACGAAGGGGTTGGAAGAGCTGCGCAGCAAACTGACAAGCAAATTGCGGCTCAGTTCCCCGCTCGCAAGCCAGAAGCGTTCAGGATTCAACTTGCTGCTTTAAATCGTCAACTCAATCAACTTAGCGTTAGCGCACGCGCATACGGCGATGCACTAACCGAAATTACTATTCGCGAAATTGCATTTGGTCGCGCTCAGTCACGGCAGCGAGTTATTGCCGGTGCTCAGGCAGTTGGCGCACCGTTAATTGGCGCAATGACGCCACAGCAAGAACTGCCAAATACGCTGGCAGCATTGCGTCAAAAAATTGCAGAGCTTTCTCAAGACTTCCAAAACCTTGACCGGGAAAGCACCGCTTACGGTGAAACCGCAAAAGAATTGTCGCGGCTGCAAAAAGAACTTGCAGAAGCAACTGCCGATACAGGAAGAAGCCAGAAGGATGAGATCAGGCTGCGTATTGAAAACCTTAAAGCGATAAGGCAAGAAAACGAAAAAATTCGCGAACAGGCTGCAATTCGTCGTTCTATTGAACGCGGGCGTGCACGTGGCGCGGTGGCGCCAACTATTGAGCGGCCTATGCGGCCCATTAGCGGTCTATTCCAGACCATTACTGATATTGGCATGTCCAATGTCACGCGAGAGATTGAAATGATGGGTCGCAGCTACACGCAAGTAGCTGACGATATTCGGCGTGCTACTGGCGCATCAAATAACAGTATTTCTAGTTTGCAGCGTCAGCGATCTGCATGGCAAACGCTAAGGAATCAGCTTGACCCAACCAGCAAAAGCTTTCGTGATGTCACAAAAGAGATTGCCAATGTTGAACGTCGGTTGGATCGTTTCCAAAGCCGTCAGCGCAAGCCAATGGGCGCAATGGGCGCGACACAGGCTGCTGGCGCTGTTATCAGTGGCGGCATCTTTGGCGGCCCTGAAGGCGCCATTGGTGGCGTTGCGGGCACAATAGCTGGCGGGGTGCCTGGCGCGTTTGCTGGTGCGGCTATTGGCGCACAGCTTGGCAACATCCGCAAATCGCTTGGCGAGATGGCGGAATTTACCGCTGAAATTGACAAGCAGCGAATTGCGTTGCGGAACGTAGTTGGGTCAACTGCTGAATATGATCGCTCACTGCAGATCATTGAAAACACAAGCCGTCGCCTTTCGATTCCGCAAGACATTTTAACCAAGCAATTTACTCAGCTTTCGGCCAGCGTTATCGGTGCTGGCGGCAATGTAGACGCAGCCGAGCGTGCGTTCTTGGGCATTGCGGCTGGCATCAGGGGTACTGGCGGATCGCTGCAAGACTTGCAGGGCGCGTTGCTGGCTACTTCTCAGGTCTTTGGCAAGGGCAAGGTAAGCGCTGAAGAATTGAGACGGCAGATTGGCGACCGACTGCCTGGTGCGTTCAATTTGTTTGCACAGGCCATCGGGACTACAACGCCTGAGCTGGACAAGATGCTTGCTCAGGGCAAGGTAGACCTGAATGATTTCATGAAATTTACTGAAGCGCTGATTAAGCGTTTCGGCAGCACGGCAGAAGAAGTTGCGTCAAGCAGTCAAGCCGCGGGAGATCGCCTTGCTACGACAATGGCTCGACTGCGCGAAAACATAGGCCGCGAGCTGCAGCCCTTGGGGGCTGAGTTCCAAGAGTTAATAATTGGCATTTTTACTGAAAACGAAGAAGCAATTGTTGAGTTTGCCAAAAATCTTGCAACCGTAACCAAGTCGCTCGCTGATCTGACAATTGCCATAGGTCCAACTACGGCAAAAATTGCTTTGTTTTTTGCTGGCTTGAATATAGCCAAAGCGGCCATTGCTGGAATACAGGGAGCATTTGTTGGCTTGATGGCCGCAAAAACCGCTGGAGGCGTAGTAATTACAGGTACTACTGCCAAGGTGGGCTTGCTAAGTGGAGCGCTTACGAAACTAAAGCTTGCGACTCTTGCACTTGCAACGGCATGGGCAGCTCCGTTGATATTGACAGTAGCTGTTGTTGGCGTAGCAAAAGTGCTCAGTGACTTGGCCCGTGTGCGAGCGGCCAGAGATGAAATAGAGGAAATACAGCGAGACTCGAATGATCTTGAAGTTAATTTTCGCAATGCAATGCGTGGAGCTAGCACTCCCGAAGAACGCAGGCCAATTTTAATTCAACAGATGGAGGATGTTGGCGAAGAAATAATTAAAAACAAAAAACGAGTCGAGGACTTAAGGAAAGAAGTTGGCGAGCTTGGCGCAGCCAGTGCTGCTGTCGCTGGTGGCAGATTTACCCTTCCAGCGCCTGGTTCTATGTCCGGGGACAGGGCCGGTGAAATAATTCAACTTGGAGCGGCCAAGGAGGAATTGAAAGCAGCGGAAAGCGCTTTAAATCTTACGAAAGAACGTCAAAAAATAATTGGGCGGGAGCTTGGCAGGGTCGGCACTGGCCCTGGCAGGACTGATGCGCGTTTCCCATCCGCTGACGACCCTGCAGGCGCCGGAGCAGGCGCAGATAAAGCCGGTCGCGCCAGCCAAGTGCCGCAATTGATGATTGCGCTTGAGCTGCAAAAACAGCTCAGCGGCATTCAGGATCGCATTAGAGATGCACAAGACGCAGGCAATAACTTGCTGCAAATTCGACTTCGCGGTGAAGAACAACTACTGCAAATCCGCAGTCAAATTAGCCTTGCGCAAATTGAAGAGATTCCGCAAGAAGAAACTGCATTAAAAATTGCAGCACTTCGCTTGCGTCTTGAGCAGACACGCGCTCAGACTGAATTTGAACTCAACCAAGCTTTTAAGCAAAACATTGAAAATGCAACTAAGGCAATCGACGACTTGAATGTTGGCTACATGAATCAAGTGCGGCAGCAAAGGCGCATTAAAGAATTTATGGAAAACGGGATCAATCCCCAGCTAGCCGAACAGCTATATCTGATTGAAAGAGCCGTAGAAATTTCAGGCCAAGGATTAACTAGGGAGTTGATCAGCCTGCAGCAGCAACAAGAGTTAACGCAAGATTTGCAGACAAAGCTCAACCTTCAAGAAAGAATTTTAGAAATTGAAGAACGACTCGCGCAGTTGCGTGGTGATAGCGTTTCGGCTATAGAGGCCGCAAGAGAATTGTATGATCCGCCGGACCCTACTAACTTTGAGCGGGTCAAAGAGGCGATCAAGGAAACGCGAGAAGTTTTAGATCAACTTGTTGATCCTGTCAATCAACTTATTAGCGCTGCAGGCGCTATTGGTGATGCGTTTGCAGACTCGTTCAAGGGCTTGATCACAGGTAGCATGAGCGCCAAAGAAGCACTTCGCAACTTCTTCTCAAGTCTTGCTGATTATTTTGCTGACATGGCCGCCAAAATGATTGCGCAGTGGATCAGGCTAGCACTCCTAAATCAAATCGTTAAGCTGTTCCCAGGGGGTGATGCTGCGGGCGCAGGGGGAGGCGCAGGCGGAGGAGCAGCAGGAAACGCAATTGTCCAAGGTTTGTCGGCAATGCCAGGCTTCGCCAACGGTGGCCGCCCGCCCGTAGGCCGCGCCTCGCTGGTTGGTGAACGCGGCCCTGAGTTGTTTGTTCCGACCCAAGCTGGGCAAATTGTTCCTACAGAAGTGCTTGCTGCTGCAGCAGCTACGCGCCAAGCTTTGCGCGTGCCATTTGCCAATGGTGCACAGCCGACGGCCACTCAAGAAGGCGGCAACGTGCCATTCCAGGCTGCCACTTCTGCCTTGACGGTGCCATTCCAGGCGATGAACGCAAGTGAAACTGGCAGCGCAAGCATGGCGGGCGATGGCTTGATTCGATTTGAAACCGTAGTCATCAATGGCATGGAATTTGTTACGCGACAAGAGGCTGAAAAGATTGGACAAGTTGCAGCATCGCGTGGTGCAGAACTGGCGCAAAAACGCTTGCGTAACAATCCAAGTGCTCGTCGTGCCGTGGGTCTGGCCTAATGGAACTCTGTAACTTTCTTCGGTTTAAGCGACGCAATGGTCTTTTTACGCCTTGGCTTGCTCAGAATTTTTATGTCGGCCAGTCAATTGATTACGAAGGTGGATTTTATCCTTACGCGCCAGTTGCAGTTGCAACAAATGCATCTAGCGCAGGCGGCGACCGAAGCGAAGCCGTGTTAGGCGCCCCGATGAGTGCTTTGACGCTTAACATTTTTACCGAAGCAGTCGAAGAGGACTGGCTGCTGGAAGTGAAGACTGTGCTGGTCAATCGCAGTGATTTAAGCCTTGGCCCTTTGCTGCAATCAGAGTATTGGGCGACACAGCAAGTGCAGCATGACAGCAGCGAGCCTGTGGTCCGCCTGCAACTTGCCTCGCCCCTGGATGCTGTGCGCAATGGTGGCGGGCGCGTACTTTCTCAAGAATTGGTCGGCTCATTGCCTGTCACGGGCACTCTTACGTTGCAATGATCAATTACCACCGCTGGATTGAACAAAAACTGCCGCATGAGATTGGTGCGGACCCTGACGATGGAGTTGGCGCTGATTGCCTTGTTGTGGCGCATAAGATACGTGTTGCGGCTGGCCTGCCTACGCCGCCCCTAGATCCACAGTGGTTTGCAATGGCAGCCAATGGCGAATGGTCAGCTTTGGAACGCGAATGGCGTCGATTGATGGAACCATGTGACCCTGAACCGTATGCCATGTGTATGCATCACAATGGCACGGGCTTTGGAATCAGTATTATGGTAGATGAAGGGGTGTTGCGCGTTCATCACCGTCGTGGCGTCCAGTGGGTTCCGCTAGCCATGATGCCTGTTCAATTCTGGAGGCCACGTCTTGCTGCCATCTGATCGCTACATCGCTGAGCTGCTTGAGCTAACAGACGAGCAATATGAAGTGTGGCGCGATGAGTTGCGGCGACGTGCGCAGCAGGGTCCGCAGCCTGCTGTAGTGGCCGGGCTCGACCCTGTGTCAATTCTGGTCAGCGTGGTCATTAGCGTTGGCTTGTCGCTTATTGCAGCAGCACTAGCGCCACGCCCTAGGACGCCTAGGCCAGCCTTGCTGGAGGCAAGACAGCGAACAGGGCAAGGGCAAACATCGTTGCAGACATTTGCACCGCGATCTGGCTTTGACGCTGTGCAAGATGTTGCAGCCAGGGGAGCGCCAATTCCAATTGTTTACGCAAGGCGCGAAAATCTTGATGGGCGGTTGTATGGAGGCATTCGGGTTAACACGCCGCTGTTGTGGTCGCAAATTTGGAGCCTGGGTGGCAGCCAATTGCTTAGAGCAATTTTTATGCTCAGCGAAGGCGAAATCGACAGCGTTCAGTCCCTAGGCTTTGCGATTGGTAGCAATAGCATTTCTGCTTATGACCTGTTGAGCGTTGGGGCGAATCAATCTTCCAGTCGGCTGACAATTTATTACAAGCCTGATGGTGGTCGCATCAGCTCTGCGGATCGCATTGCTGGTCGAAGTGCTGGCAATGATTTTGCCAATGCTCAAAACGATGGAGCGGCTGATGTTTTCCAGCTACGCAGCGTTGGCAATGCATATGCGGCTGATTTTTCTGCATCCAGCAAGCCATCAAATTCAACGACGTTTGGCATTTACTCGCTAATTGGCAACAACCTTGGCTTCAAACTTAACCCATCGGTCAGGCCAGTTGTTAACGCAAATCTAAAACCAGTAGGCAAGAAAGGCGATGCTATTGTTGTTTGCAACATAGACAATATCGCAACGGTTCAACGGCAAAAATTTAATGCTTACTTTTCTTCTAGGTCTGGAATCACAACGGGCGCATTTACGGTAGGCCAATCCTTCACTTATGTACTTGACAGGACAAGCGATTATTCGACTGAGTTTTCTTCAGGCGTGCCGACAACGGGCACATGGGTGTCAGGGAAAGAGCTTAACGATGAAACGCCTATTTACGATGCAAGCGGTAACAAGCTAAACATTGACTGGCTAAGTTTCTTGACCGTTGCGACCGCTTCAGTTAACACAACAAGCGGCACGGCAACTGCAGAGTCAACCTTTAACGTAGATTCTGCGCTGCCTTCGCTGACCAACGCTGTCAATGGTCAGTACAGAATCGAATACTGGATTACGCTAAAAAACACCACAATTGACGCTGAACTGTTTGCGCCATTTGACATTATTATCACCAAGTCTGGCATTGGCTCAGTTACTCAAGTCAAGAACGTAGATGGCGTTGTTACTGACGTAAGCTTCAACCCCTCTGGCGCTGGCACAATTACAGAGTTCCTGCTGGAAGTAGCTGAAGATTCTGGCGCTCCTCAGACGCTGACTAGCCCAAATCGTTTGCGTTCTGATGTTGGTTTTAATTTTGAACAGCTTGGCGCATATGTTGAAACTGCCAGCGATGTTGGCTCTTCGGTCGCGAGCCGTCAAAAGACATGGGACGATGCAATTGTAGTTGGTGATGTTTACAAAATTGGATCAGCTCTTGCGGTTTGCACTGAGCGATCACCTAACAATCAGATCTTTTTAAGCGATTCGGACCAAGGCATTGCCGGGTCGGGTCAAAGCATAAACGCTCAATTTACGGTTGTGCGTAGCGGCACCGCTGGAACAGTTTCGCTGGTTGATTTGCAAAAGCCAGGGACCGATACGGTTACGAGGCGGAACGCAACTGGCGGAGCGCATCTGTTCAAAGTGGCATTGGCAACTTTTTCTACATCAAGCGAATGCAAGGTGGTGGAAATCGGCATTCGCTCTACCCTGGGTCAGCGCATAAATGGTTTGTGCGATTTTCGCAATAGCCTGTCTTTGGCGCAGTCCGATGGAAGAGCCTGTCTGTTTAGGGAAGGTGATCGGATTAAGCGTGGCGCAACGCTAATCGTTGACCAATATCAATCTGGTCAGGTGACGGTTTCTGAAGAGCGTTATAGCTTTTTCCGAATCAGCTACAGGCAGGCAGGCACTGAAGATGCATTTAGCCAGCTCAGTCCTTGCTATGGCACTCGCGGAATGACGCAGCAGCCAAGCTTTTCTTACGTGCGCTTGGAAATGCCATCTACCGGTAAGTGGGAGTTTCGCTTTGAACCCCTGTCAGGTTGGGAGATTCGGAACAATGTCGCAGCCGGTGACCTAGTTATCCTTGATGCAAAACTTTCAAGTGTTGTCAGCAATACAAGCGGAACCGTAAAATGGTACGCAAACGGTCAAACAGTTCTTCGTAACAAAGATCAATTCACGATCAATTCCACGCTGCGCAGCGGCGGTATGGGTTTTACTTTGGTTGACGAAGATAACTATTTAGACGCATGGGGCAAGCTGGCGGAAAGTTTTGTTTACGACAATGCGCAATCATCTGCGCAGCAAGGCCCTGAACACGAAATTGTTTACGTTAACGAAATCGCTGTAAATACTAAAGCGCCAGAATACAAAGGCATTGCATTGGTTGGGGTCAACATACGCTCTTCTGTTGAATGGTCGCAATTTAGTCAGTTTTCGGCTTACGTAACTGGTGGCGTTCGCATCCGTCGATTGCTGAACAACTTAACGGCAGGCCCATCGCATTTGTTCCCGGACATTGTGCTTGACCGCTTTACAAATCCAAAATACGGCCCAGGTCGAATTAGCGATGACCTTATTGATCTAGAAGCATTTCACGAGGCTGCGCAATGGTGTCAAGATCGCCGTTATTTTTACGATGGCGCAGTGTTGCCTGGCAGTGAATCACCACGCCAGTGGACAGCAGACACAGCGGCTTCGATGCTGCTTGACTTCCGGGAAGTGAATGGCAGGTATCAACTTGCGCCTTTCATCACTTTTGGAACCGTTGCGCCGCGAGCGCTGTTTACGGCGGGCAACATCGCCAATGGTTCATTTCAGTTTGAAACCGTCCCACCTGACGAGCGTCAGCCAATTCAAGTGAGCGTGAAATGGCGGCAAGAGCGCAGTGACGTTGACCCACTTGGTCCTGGACTGTTTTCTTCAGAGCGCGAGGTGCTAGTCCGCGAAGCTGGTGGGCTTAGCACTGATCAATCACCCATTGAGCCAATTGACGTAAGTGATTTTTGCACCAACGAGCAACACGCAATTGACATTGCCAAGTTCCGGCTGCGGATGCGTCGTTACCGTGATCACAGCGTTAAATTCCGCACCACCTACGACGGCCTTGAGGGTATCTGCACCTCACTGTCGCCAGGTGACTACATTCGCGTGGCGCTTGACACGACCAGCTACGACCAATTCACAAATGGCGCAGTGACGGCTACAGGCGCCTTGGTCAGCACTCAACCACTGGCTGATGGCTCCTACGACATTATTTCTTGGGATGGCGGCAAGAAAGCGCCAACCGAGAACACGTTGATCGTGCGTGGCCAGCAAGCGTCACCAGTCGGAATAATCTTTACGTTGAGACCGTCTAACGCTCAGGTGCGCACGTATCAGGTGAATCGCATTACGCCTTCAGAGGACGGCGCGTTTGAAATTGAAGCCGCGCATATGCCTGTCAATTCAAGCAGTCAGCTTGAGGTGGTGGCAGACTGGAATAGAGCCGATGCCTGGGTAATCGAGCGATGACCGTTCAATTTCCGTCAATTCAACCAACGGCTTGTAAATTCACAGCGCCGCAATATCCCGTTACAGAAACGCGTGCGCAGTCTGGCGTTCGTAGCTACCGGCTATGGAGCAACCTTCCCAGTGACGCGGTGCTTGAACTTGGCTTCACAAACATTAGCAATACAGATGCTGCAAAAATTGTTGAATGTTATTTGATTGCAAGGGGACCACTAGAGCGCGTTGTATTCCCGCTGGTCATTTTCAATGGAATCCAAGACCCAGGTCTGCTGCGGATTTTGGGTCAAACAGAAACCCAGTGGTTTTTCCTTAATCAGTCCACTCCAACCGTAGAGCGCGTTCCTGGGCGCCGCGCATCGGTAAGCGTGCAATTGCGTGCTGAGCTTAGAATCTCTCCATAGCGTAGTAAGCCAATGACGATCATCAATGCAACCCACGGCGAACTGCGCTGGAACGGCCAGAAAGTCGCCAAAGTGCGCGATGTCAGTTTTGATAAAGCACGCGCAACGCTTGAAACGACAGGCATTGGCGAGCTGGATGACACCTACACCTACGGCAAGCGCACGACCAGCGGCAGCGCCACGTTGTTGTACAAGTCTGACGACAACACGACTACCGAATTGATGAATCGCATTTTGAATGACAATGACGAGCCCGATAATTTGACCATGGTGCTGCGACGTGGCACTACGCAAGGCACGATGACCGGCAAGGTGTTTATCTCTAGCCAGGGCATCAGCAATAGCGTTGGCGACAACACTGTCGTAAACATCTCCTTTGTTGTGTCCGGCAAACCTGAAGGTAGATTCTGATGGCAATTCTTGGCACAGGCGGCACGGTCGAGTTAAGCCGTGATTGGCCGTCTCCAACAATTATTCGAGATAATCGCATTGCTGGTGGTGCCAAGCTCGGCCTAGACGTAGAAGAGCCTGCCTTCTGGTCAGGCGACAAGGTGCTGGTGTTCTGTGAACGTGGCGTACCTTTTGACACTGCTGGTGGCAATCAACCTGACTGCCCCGGTGGCTACAGCTTTTACGGCACTGGTCCGTACACCGTTGGCCCGGCAGTGACAGCTCGCACAGGCGGTAACGGGTTCTATGGCAATCCGGCCAACGTCGGCATTCGACCGTTTTACGAACGCGCTCAGCAGGTTGGCCTGACCAAAGTCTTTGAGGCGTATGTCCACCGTGACGCGATGGACAATCTGCGTTTTTATAGCAATGAAATCGACGCGATCAATGGCGGCACGCAGGGCTTGATTAAATTGTTTAATGTAGCTTTTGGCAAACTGATTATTGCAATTGCCAATAGCGACACCGGCTACCGTCAGTTTTTGGCCGATACTGCTGCCAAGGTGCTTAGCGGTGAGATCACCGTGTTGCTTGATGAGCAGCCTGTAAGCCCCCTGCCGGACGCGATTGAGGCAATCGTCAGCGACCCGGAGGTACGCGGCTGGAAGCGGCAGTGCGACCTCAATGAATGGGTGTTTGAGGTGGATGCGGGCCAGCTCGACCAAACCAGCGTTGGCGACATGTTTGGCGAGTATGCCAAAGGGTTGCTTAGCGGCTCTGGCAGCTTTGCGGCTGAGGTGTCAAATGACATTGGCATTGAAGACCAGCCCAGTAGCGCGATGCTGAAATTGTTGACGTTGACGGCCCGTGGAGCCAAGGCCAGCGCTCGTTTCCTGATGGGTGATGGCACTCAGGCGCTTAGTGGTGCAGCGCGGCAAGAAAAGCTTTACTATCAAACAGACATCTTGTTTTTCCGTACCCAGGTCACTACCGCTGCCGGTGAGCTTATTCGACTTCGCGCTGAGTTTATTGCCACTTGCCAAATCCGGGTCGTTTCCGGCAAAGATGAGTAAACTGATTGAGATGAGGGGACTTGTTGAATGACCAGCTTGAAGCTCGCCGGAGAAGGCGGCGCACTTGACGTAGCTGCATCAGTCGCTGAATTTCAGCAGCAAATTGCGGCGCTAAACGACCTGATGCGTCAAGTAGCTGGTAATGCTGCGGTTTCCGCTGGTGCCATTGCTCAAGCTGATCCGCTGTCGGCACCATTCACGCTGTACGTCAACCCATATACCGGCAGCGATAAATTTGTAGGCGGGTCATACAACAGCTTTGAAGCAGGCGCAACAGACGAGGAGATCATTGCCAGCAAGCTGAAGCGCCTTGAGCTGCAGCGCTTGGAATGTGGATTTACGCCGTACAGGCCATTTAAGACGATCAATCGCGCTGTCATTGAAGCGGCGATTATTACCAGCAAGAACTGGTACACCTATACCGACCCCCGTGCGCACGTTGACTGTGTGTCGATTGTGCTGTCAACAGGTGTTCATACGCTGTACAACGACCCTGGTAGCTCCAGCACCAGTTTGGCGAGCTGGGGAACCAGCAAGGATCCAACTCCTGCCGAGTTGATCGCATTCAACCCGGCTAGCGTCGGCGGTGTGCTGCTGCCGCGTGGTTGCAGCTTGTGCGGACCTGATCTCCGCAAAACAACAATCAGGCCGACATGGGTGCCAGCAGCCGCAGATGAGGCTGCTGATTACAGCAACCGTCGAGGGATGCTAAAGATCACCGGTACGGGATATTTCTTTGGCTTTACGGTGATGGATAAGGTGGGACTGAATGCTAGTCACCACCTACTCGATGCATTTCAATTCGGCAGCAAAGCGGAGCTAGATCCGTTCTACGCCAAGGTATTTAGCGCTGTTGGCACTGGCGCTGATCTTGGCAGCGCGCTGACTGTTACCCGCAAGACTGAGTTTGAAATCGTCGGACCGATTGATACAACGCAAAATCCAGAGCCGGCATGGGACACCACAGCTAGCGCTAGTCCGTACATCTTTAACTGCTCGATTCGCTCAGACTATGGCATTGGTGGCGCCTTCATGGATGGCGCCAAGGTAAGCGGCTTAAAGAGCATGGTTTGCGCCAACTTTACTGGTGTCAGCCTGCAAAAGGATATGACAGCATGGCAGCGCTATAGCGGCGGCAACTGGACATCTACAAACTATGCGCAATACATTTCAACTTCTCCAGATAACATTAGGATGAATCCTGCTCGCCTGAGCAGGCATATTAGTGCAATCAACGATGCCTTTATTCAGGAAGTCAGCGTCTTTGCTATTGGCCAGGGCATTCACCACTTCACTGACAACGGTGGTGAGATCACCGTCACCAATAGCAACTCGTCATTTGGTGGCTGTGCAGCACTTAGCACGGGCTACAAGACCGTTGCTTTCCCACAGGACCGCAACTGGACAGTAGGCCGCATTCGCGTGCCGTTGAACTTAGGAGAAAAGGTTGGCAATATCCGCCGAGTATTTCTTGGCACGATCAGCGCAATATCTTCGACCACTATTACGCTATCAACACCACTAGCCATTGATGAAACCAGCGACACCGTACCGGCGCTACTGCTACGTGATGGTTACACGCTGGCAGGCGGCACCAAAGTATGGGTGGAGAATCCTACTGGTGATGACTGGCGGACAGATCTTACCTCGTCAGCTTGGAGCAAAAACACACCAGATCGCGTGGCGATTACTGCGGCACTGTCGCAATCAGGAACCAATGATCCTGTAGGTGTAAACCCAGATACTGGCGTCAATCTTGCCATCGGCAAGCGTGTTTATATTCGACGGCTAGTTGATACCCGTTCGCCAAATGAACGGCGGCTATCAATTCAACTCAACAACACATCAAGCGCAAGGCTGCCTGAACGTAACTTTACTCTTCAAACTGATCCAGCGCGGGTCGGTGGTGCAATTACGCGCACACTGGCAGCAGGCGGCGAGGAAGTGCTGCTGGTTACTGGCACTGGTACTGGACCGCAAGGTGGGCCAGGGGTGGCCAAAACAGCAGAAATCACAGTACGTCGTGGCGCTCCAAGTGTTTCCTATGCCAACAACACGTTTTATCGTGCTGGCACTGTGGTGAAATTTGCAGGCAAGCACTTCCAGAGCTTGCGTGATCAAACAACAGCAGCAGCATCTCCTAGTCCGCTGACTTGGGGCGAGACGTTTGTGCATATGCCATCAGCGTATGACGCGGAAGACTTGCTTAGGAATGAAAGTCCTATCCTGACGCTTGATACTGATACCGACGCAAATGCAGACACTGCAACTTGCGGAATCAATTTTACTACTGTTTGGACTAATACTGGAACTGTTCGCGACCAATACCGCAGCGCCACGGACTATCTAGGCGCTCATGCGTTCTTGGTAGCATTGGGCTTTACCACTGCAGCAGCTCATACTGCTCTTTTGCCCCAGACTGCTGCTGCACGAAACCGCGACCCGGCCAGTGCTGCTGATTTCCCAACAGCACCTGCAGGCGGTGCCGCCAATGGACTGGGCAACTGGGCGCTTGAATTTAGGCGTCCAAGCATCCTGCGTTTGTTTGGTCATGCTTGGGAGTGGGCAGGATTCCTGAACTACTCAAAGTCGATTCCTGCCGCGCAGAAAGATCTGTCGCCGCAAAATAAGTTCACTTACTACTTCACCAACAATATCGGCGGACGGGTGGTGCCGCAGGGTAGCAATGAGGATGGGTTCAATGTTTCGCCCAAAGGGCTAGAGGATATTGAAACAGGAGCAACGCTAACTGTTGAGTCGGTTGGCAATAGCACGCTTGATGATTTTCAGCTTACTGATTTCCCCAATGGTCTGACTGCCACTGAAATTACAGTTGATAATTTGACAGTCAACACTTCAGTGCAATTCCCTGAGGTGAGCGCCGCTAGCACAATTGCGCTGGGTCCAGTTCGACTAGCTACCGTTGGCGATATTGACAATGACACTAACGCTGCATTAAATAATGCCCAGTTAAATGCTAGTGGTGACAAGGCAATTACCTTGCCAGGGTTGAATCGCTGGCGTCAGCAACGAAATTTGCTAAGTGGTGCGCAAGCTGGGGCAACCATTGTCGTACTTCACGTTGCTAGCGGTACGCCTATTACAGGCGACAATTCAGTTCCATTTGGATACCCAACTGCAGGTCATACATTTATTGGGGAAGGTGCGCCAGGGCTAAGGGGCAGGATCTTTCCAACGGTGACGGCTGCATTGGAGGAGGCGAGCACTATTTTTGTACCTGTCGGCGCAGAAATTGTCGTATCAGTGCATGATCAACTAACAGGAATAGAAACCGGCCCCCTGATGCTGTCAAACGGAACTGCTCCATGGGTTGTACTGGGCGCTCGTGGTGCTACTAATCCCAAGATTAAATTACGTCGAGGAACAACCGCCAATGTCACTTCGCGTCTTCCTCAGTATTCTGCAGCTCGTACAGTAATATACTCCGCTGGCGGTATTTTTGGAGATATAGAAGTTGAAATTGATATGAATAACAGTGGAGCGTGGACAACGTTAAGCCTTGATGGTGGTTTTGCTGTCGGGACCAGAGATTGTATTGTTTCATGGGTAAACATTGGCAATGGTGCCCAATTGCATAATGCGACCTGCCGCAATGGATCTCAAATAAATATAAGATTTTACAACGCTGACGACAATTTTCTCCAGCTATTAACTCGATACACTCCCTCAAGTTCAAGCAACACTGTAAACAGGTTTGTATTTATGGGCGGCGACGGAGGATTGCTTGGGAATATGTGCTTAGTAAATTTAGATCTTAGAATTGGCAGCGGCACTGGAGCGCAGAAGTTTGCGTTTGACCATGGATATTCCGCTGCAGCTCCTATTGAGCTTTTGCGTATGGCTTTACGGGGAACTGTTAGCATAACCAGTCGCCGAAATTCAGTAGCTTGGGACTTTAATGGTAAACAATGGGACTTTGGCCAATTGTATGGATCAGATGGAACCAGAGTTCATGTATCTAATGGAAACATTGCGGATGGTTTTAGCACCATTCCAATTCCCTCTGGGGGCACAGCATTGAGCCATTTTGGCATCACGAACAACACGCTGGCGACAGTCGTGCCAATTACTTTTACTCGTGGTTCAACAATTGACATTGGAAGTGAATCAGCTAAGGCTGGTACTTTTTATTCCCTGCTGCTTGCTTTAGAGGATGTGGGCGGACTGCCTGCTATTTTGCTAAGTGCAGACAATACTGATGGCGCCTATGTGTTCGGCGGCGCTAGTGCCCGAAATTTAACCTAAAATGGAAAACCCAATGAGTGCAACTTTTTTCTGGCGTTTTTACGGCTTAATGGCTTTGCCGTCTTACGAAGGGATGGTAAACGTCATCCATTCTGTCAAGTATCGACTGCATTGCTCAATTGATAATCAAATTGCCTACAAAGATGGTGTAATTAACTTTGCACCTCCTGATGCAATGAGTTTTGTTGGTTTCGACGACGTTTCGCAAGATATTTTTATTGGTTTTGTAGAAGCGGCCCTCGGCAGCGCCCTAGACACCATGAAGGAAGAACTGATTGCAGAGCTGAACGAGCCTTTGATCGAAACGCGCTCGCTACCATGGGAAAGCAAGGTCAAAGAAGGTGAGGAGTCATGACCGCACTACCACCACTCGTCATCTACCCAGCAACGCGAGCGTTTGTTGTGTTGCGGAATAGTACATTCCGCAAGCGGTTTCAAGTTAAAATTGATGACGATCCCATTGACCTCACGCCTGTAGGAACTGTCATTGATGCAGACATCAAAGATATTGATGGCGTAGAAATTGCAACTTTTACGCCAGTGCTTACCGAAGACAATGGTTCGCCTATTCCCGGCTTCTTTGATCTTACGCTTGATCCTGCCACTACGCTTGCCCTGCCAATTGCCACAACTCATCGCTGGGACGTATCAATTACCTACCCAAGTGGTGATCGCTTTTATTATTGCGAAGGACCGCTTGAGGTTCGTGAAACCACTAGCAGGAATGACTAATGCCTAGCGTCGTCTCCCAGGTTGAAATTATTGACAGCCCTGATCAGGTTGTTTCTATCGACTTGGTAGAAGACCAGCTTGGCGAAATTATTCTCCTTGATGGCAGCATCACGCAACTGATCTCCCTTGAAGCGCCTGGGGCACAAATTGTTGCCCTTAGCAACAACCTGCCATTGTCTGTTGGCACTGCATTCGCAGGCACCGATGGCGGCGCTTCTCGCTCTGATCACGTTCACGCGCACGGCAATCAAGCGGGTGGGTCGCTTCATGCAGTTGCCACCAGTGGCGCTGCAGGTTTTATGAGCAGTGCAGATAAAATTAAGCTTGACGCTGCTACTGCCATTGACACTGCAAATACGCTTGTATTGCGCGATGGCACTGGTAGCTTTTCAGTTGTTGACCTGACCGTTACTGGTACGGCGACAGGTGATTGGGACGATGGCACATTTTGAGTAGACTGGTTGCATAACTCCGGCCCTTTTTGAGGGTGTTAAGGAATGGCACTTAAGCACCTGCGTACTGGCACCGCCAACAAAAGACCTGATCCGGCCATTATGGCTGTTGGTCAGCTTGCTGTTAATTACGAAAGCGGCAGTCCTGGATTGTTTTTTAAGGATGAAGCTGGCGCATTGGTTAAAATTGGCCCTGTCCATATTGGTGCGACTGCTCCTAATTCCACGCCCGCGTCTGGCGGCACCTCGGGCAATAGCAAATCTGAATTTTGGCTAGATATTGGCGTTAGCCCTGAGCAGCTCAAGGTATGGGATGGCAGTGCCTGGGTGTCCACACTGCCTGATGACTTGCCAGTTTCAAAGCTGCTGGCTGGCACCGCACGCCAATTGCTGCAAACCAATGCTGATGGCGATGGCGTTGAATGGGCTAGTAATATTGACATTCCCGGTACGCTAGATGTAACTGGTAATGCAATATTTGACGCCAACTTGACGGTGCAAGGCGACCTGACGGTTAATGGTACTGAGACAATTATCAATACGCAGACGCTGACGGTTGAAGATAAAAACATTGAGCTTGGCAAAGTTACCAGCCCAACAGACACTACTGCCGATGGTGGTGGCATCACGCTAAAAGGCACTACTGATAAGACAATTAACTGGGTGGATGCAACTGATAGTTGGACTAGCAGCGAAAACGTAGACCTTGCAACAGGTAAAAGCTATAAAATCAACAACGCTGATGTGCTGACGGGTAGCAGCCTAGGTAGTGGTGTCACCAGCAGTAGTCTTACAAGCGTCGGCACCTTAACCGGTGGAGCCATCGGCACAGGATTTACTACAGTTGCTACTGCACAGGGCGGCACTGGACAAACCACCTACGCCAATGGTGAGCTGCTAATTGGTAAAACTGATGGCACACTTGCCAAATCAACGCTGACTGGTGGCACTGGCATTGACATTACAAATGCCGATGGCGCTGTAACTGTTGATGTTGATAGCACTGTTATCACAACAGCGCAAACTGGCACTGTTACCAGCACCATGATTAAAGACGGCACCATTGTCAACGCCGACATCAATGCCAGCGCGGGCATTGTTGACACCAAGCTTGCGACCATCGCCACTGGCGGTAAAGTCAGCAACAGTGCTACCACCGCCACTGCCACCAACGCCGCTAGCGCCATTGTGGCGCGTGATGGCTCGGGGAACTTCACGGCTGGCACCATTACCGCCGCATTGACGGGTAACGCCAGCACTGCAACAGCTCTTGAGACTGCACGCACAATAGGCGGCGTGTCATTTGACGGCACTGCCAATATCAACCTGCCTGGCGTTAATACTGCAGGCAATCAAGACACTGCCGGCAATGCTGCAACTGCAACGAAGCTCGACAGCAGCCGTACATTCGAAGTCACCGGAGATGTGACTGGTACGGTCAGCAGTGATTTGACCAGTGGTGCAAGCATCGCCACCTCGATCGCATCGGGCGTGATCGTCGATGCAGATATCAACGCCAGCGCTGCGATCGCTGGCACCAAGATCAGCCCGAACTTTGGCAGCCAAAACGTCGTCACCACTGGCACCAGCACTGCCGCCAGCCTGATCCCAACTGGCAGCACCGCACCGACAAATGGCATTTATCTACCTGCCGCAAACAGCGTAGGCATCTCAACTAATGGCACTCAACAAATTATTGTTGATGAAATTGGAAATACGACAGTTGAAGGCATTCTTACAGGCGATGGCGGACTAAGGGGTCCCACTACGACAGATCAGGGTACTTATTACGCTGGAGAAATTGTCCTCCCTCTAGAGATTGAACAAAACGACATTCTTCTTCTGTGTAAGGCTAGAGCACCCAATACCCTATTTAGGGGAGAACTTGTTCTTAACCGGAGTTTTGCTACCATAACAACAAATACTAGTTCGACTAGGCTTGTTTTAGACTATGCTGTTGCTAGTAATGACAGCCGTAGAGCAAATTACCAGATCCAAAGAAATGACTCTAACCTTCGCATGAGGTTAGTTCAATTCCGTATGGACGGGGTTGAATACATCGGATTGCAAAATACCTCTTCTGCTCTTGGATCGCCTATTAGATTTGGGCACGGTCGTTTTACCGGACTTCGTACTGACGAACCCTTAGCTTTTACGAAAGTAGAATTAACGGATCTTGATGCTTACGACGGTACTCCTGACCCATCTGGGTTTATTTACTCTGGATTATCAATAAATGATCCAACCATTGATTTTTATACTGTTGATACCACCTGGGATGGTCACTATTGGCTCTGGAACGACGCTCATGTACTGACTAGACGTAATGCTGTTGGACCTATAACAAACTATGCGTCTGGCACGCTGCACCTTGAGCCTGGTATTATAGAGCAAGGAACAAACGCAAACGGGCGGTTTGTGAAGTATGCTGATGGTACTCAACACGCTTTTATGTATGGCGTTGAAACCAGAACTGCGTCAGGCGTTAATACAACAGCAATAACTCATCCTGTCACATTTGTAGACGCAGCGGTTACTTCAACTGCGGGCGGCAGCATGTTGTACAGTGCTCAAGGCACACTTGATAGTTCAGTCCCACTAACCGCAACAAACATAACACTAAGCACTCACACGACAACGGGAATGAACGTTCAAATAAACCGTAGCAACTCGACAAATACTGCTTTTTTTCTGTTTATTATTGGCCGTTGGTACTAACCCATGAAACTCATTCTTTCGCCCATCGCATCAGACCACACCACTAGCGTCTCGATTGACGGCTTGGTGCTGACCATCGACGGCACTCCCATCGACCTATCGGTTATCCCCGAAGGCGGGCAAGCCGAGCCCGATGACGACTCTCCTTTTGTCGGTTTTGTCACCCGCGAGCAGGCCACCATCCAGTATCACTACGACTCAGCCCTGGCGGAGCCCAATCAATCCACCGACTGGTCAGACTACACCTTTGAAATAGAGTCTGGGGATGTCCCCTGTCCCATCACCTGGAAACCAGAATCCCACGAGGAGGAGCCCTGATTATGTTTAAAACTATCAAAACCGCTCAGCAACTTGCTCAAGAAAAAGCACAACAGAAACGCGAGCAACGCATTGCCGAACTCAAGCAACTCCTGTCTGACACTGATTACGTCGCGCTGAAAGACTACGACAAAGAAAAGCCCCAAATGATTATACAACGGCAAGAATGGCGCGATGAAATCAGAACGCTAGAAGCCCAGTAACCTACTCACTTCGACTGCGGCAACTGGGCTGGGCGGGTTACTTAAAAACTTTTAAGTAGTCCACCGCTTATTAAAGGTTCAACTCCCAATTTGGCGCAGATTAGGAGTTGGCTAGCAGGTATTGCCTGAGCTGGCGCGGCTGCTGTACCATTGTGGTGGACCAGCGCAGTGCGACCTGCCTGGCCCGTGACCGCTACGCCACAGGAGGCGCACCGATGACTGAAGATTACCCTAGGCCATTGCTGGAGCGGGTGAGCTGCGCGATTGATCGCAGCATCTGCCCAGACCAGTGGCTGCATCAAGACGCTGCCCGTGATGCCATCCGTGAGGTAGCGGCGTGGCTCGATACCAAAGGCCAGCACGGCTGTTCGCTGTGGCTGCGCGAAGAGGTCAACCCCACAAGTCAGGAGGACTAATCCCATGACCGAATCAACCAACCCCCGTGCCGTTTTCTTTGAGAAAGATGGCGACAAGATTGTCATCTGGACAAATCAAAAGCGCTGGACCGTGACTGATATGGTCGCTGGCGGCACAAAGCGCTACACCAAACAACTAGCCATGGCACTGTCAGCATCGCTAATGGCTGAAGGCTATGAGGCCACCGTCCATGACTGACGAGAAAGCCACTCTTGAACAGTGGGCAGACGCTGGGGCGTTTGCATCTGGCACCCGCGCTTGCATCCTTGAACTCCGTGCCAGGGTTGAGACGCTGGAGAAACACTGCGAGGTGCAGTTGATGCAGCTCTCCGACCTGCAATATCGACACCACCGGCTAACCCTGCAAGTCGGACACTTGGAGTACGAGCTGGTCAGGGACGACAACGAGCCCCAGCAGCATTGCTTGGAGGCAATGGACCCGCCAGAAGCCAACACCCGTGCCATGACTGACCTCATTACTCCGCCGTTAGAGCTGGTGCAACGTGTGGCAATAACGCTGCATGGCGTAACTGACAGCGATCCAAACGTACCAGTAGATGAATGGATGCCTGAAGCCCGTGCTGTGATTTACGTCGTAGCGGCATGGTTGCGAGAGCAGGAGGCCGGGCAATGACTGACCCCATCACCCCACCACCGGAGCTGCTTAAGCACTGGGAAGACCAGCACTTTGACGAAGGCGAGAACTACGATGTCATGTTGATTCAGGCTTACCAAGCAGGCGCCGACATGGAGCTGGAGGCGTGTGTGAGCTGGTTAATTGAAAACCAGAACCCACGGTGGGCTCACGCTCTTCGCACCGCCCGCCGCCCCAAGCCGCCGAGCTTGAAGGAGCAGGCGCTGGAGCGGTGCAACGACTACATCGACCCTGACGGCATCATCCGCCGCGCCCTGGAGGCCCTGCCTGATGACTGACCTCTCCCCCGCCGCGCTTGCCGTCTGGGAAGCCTTCAACAGTGAAGAGCCCGGTGTGTTTGTTGACTATGGCGACTCCCTCGCCGCCGCCCTGCGGGCTGCTGCTACGCAGTTGCATCACGACCCAAAACAAAGCCATCAGATAGGCGGAATCATTGCGTCTCGCTCTCAACTCCTCGCCATCGCCGCCGAGCTGGACAACAACTCCACCCACTAGAGACCACCTCTAAAACCTGTTACAATACAACGGTAAATTAAGCGGTAAAATGGCCGTTCGCAGCAAAACTGGCACTGGCGCTATTCAGCATCAGCCCGCTAAACCAAAACTTACCCGTCAAGGCAACAGCAAACGCAGCAAACCACGCGGCACACGCAAGCTTCGTAGAGGGCAGGGCCGCTAAACTACTAAGGCAGCTTGTTGCATCATGGTTGAAGTTTTAGCAGCCGTTGCTGGCGCCAGCATTTCAGTTGCCGCGATGGGAGCCATGGGCTTTAGTCGCCGCAGCGATGAAGCTCGCGATGCTGTCATCCGCCTTACTTCTGCCGTAGAACACATTGCCGTTCAGCTAGAGGTCATGCACGCCGACATCAAAGACGACCGCAAAGAAACCTACGCAAGGCTTAATGGCGTTGAGCAACGTGTGACTAAACTGGAGGCACGCCCACTACCTCGCTGATGGACTTCCTTCACCACCCTGCTTTTTGGATCATCATTGCAGCAGCTTCCGAGCTGATCGGCATGTCACCACTGAGAGACAACAGCATTATTCAAATTGTCCTGCACGCCTTGAATGCGATTAAAACAAAAAAGCGCTGATCAGCTTCGGCAAGCCAGGTTGGCAACGTCGCCTAGAGCAAGCCATCCGTCAGTGGTGGTTTGAACTAACGCTACCGGCCAAGCTGGACCGTGCTGAAGCTGACTGGCACGCAGCGCAGCCGCCTGATGCGCCGCCGCCAGTGGTGGTTGAGCACGCCATCGACACAGAGCTACAAACCGGAGACAGCCAGCTGCTAGGCGGTCCAATATCCATCCATGCGCCGTGGCGTCGTGACTAACACCGCACCAATTACCCTTGAAGCCTTGTTTCGCTATTACAAGGGTCTTCCGCATCAAGCCGCCAGCATCCAATTGCTGGAATATGACCTTGCTGCCAATGGCTATACCGCTGCAATGCGTCGTGACCGGCCATGGTTTCAAACTTGGAGCCAAGACGGTAAGCAGCAGGACCTGGGCGAAGCAATCAAGCTGATTCAGCAATTTGAAGGCTGTCATCTTGACGCTTACAAATGCCCTGCTGGCGTGTGGACGATTGGCTGGGGCAACACTCGCTATGCCGATGGCAGGCCCGTTAAGCAAGGTAACAAAATCAACCGGGTTGAAGCGGATATGATGCTACGCCAGGAGGTAGATCGCATCGCCGTCAAGCTGGCGCAGGATGTGCCGCATTGGCGTGAGATGAGCGACAACCAACGGTCGGCGCTGGTGTCGTTCGCCTATAACCTTGGCGCTGGCTTCTACGGTGCCAAAGGCTTCGAGACGATCACCGCACGGCTGCGCGATAAAGACTGGCGCCGTGTGCCGGAAGCGATGATGCTGTACCGCAATCCCGGCAGCAGCTTTGAAGAGGGCCTTCGTAGGCGCAGAGAGGCTGAAGGCAATTTGTGGGCCAAGGGGCTGCCAACGGTGCAGCAAGATGTCGCCAAACTGAACCCTAACGCGCCATTTACTTCGCGCATTACGCCCCACATTACCATTGGTGAGTTTGCGCTAAATCAAGAAGCTCGTCGCTTTCATCATCAGTATCAAGTCAACACTGCTGCTGAATTGGCTGCGTTCCTTGAGCGTGCGCGAGTTCGCTTTGGTCACAAGCCCGTAGTTATTACAAGCGGTTACAGGCCCGCATCGATCAATCGCTCAGTGGGCGGCGCAAGCGGTAGCGAGCACCTGTACAACGCACCCAGCGTAGGTGCTGTTGATTTTTACATCAAAGACACCAGTATCAAAGAGGTGCAAGACTGGTGCGACCGTGAATGGCCTTTTAGCGTTGGCTACGGTGCGCCAAAGGGCTTCGTGCATCTTGGCATTCGCGCTGGCCGCCCTCGCGTCCGCTGGGATTATTAAGAACTGCGCAATTCCGGCAAATAGGCGGTACAATATGCGAGCGCGTTTCGCCTAAATTTTGATTTTAGCTGATCATCAAATTCGTCATTTGTGCCTTACCGCAAACATGGTAACGCCATATAACGAAAACTTGCTTAACCCGGCTTCGCTTGATTTGCTGTTAGGTGATCAAATTATGGTTGAAACTGAGCATACGCCAGAACTGCAAATTCAATCAATTGCGCATTGCACAAAAGAAGCTCCTTACTGGTTGGCGCCGTCTGAATTTGTCCTTGCGCAAACCAAGGAAATGTTTAGCATTCCAGACAACATTTGCGCCCAATTTGTACTTAAAAGCAGTCGCGCACGCGAGGGTTACGAAAATCTTTTAGCTGGCTTTGCGGACCCAGGTTGGACCGGAAGCTCGCTGACATTGGAATTGCACAACAGCCGTCGATACCATAATTTGCCGCTTTACCCCGGCCTAAAAATTGGGCAATTTGTTTTTATGGAAATGGCCTCTATTCCAAATAAGACATATCAAGTAACTGGTCGCTATAACAATGACCAAGGGGTTAAAGCCTCCAAGGGTTAAGATCGCTACAATGTCGCAAGCCGCCTGTCCACGTTGGACGATCAACTTCGGCAATGCAGACGGCACAAAAGCTGCAGAGCCACGCTTCCAACAAGCAAGCTACATCGCTCAGAAGAAGGCGCATGGATTTGCAATCCTGGTGACTGCCCTATTGGTTTGATGTTTTCAAAAAACAAAGAACCCTGCTTTGTTGTTAAAAAACGGTGGCTTAACATTGCAAAAATTATGTTCTTGACAAGTTCTGACGGCAACCAAGACCCTGACGAGCTTGTTGATAATGTTGCCTCAAGAATCGAAGAGCTTACCGAAGAAATTGTTGACTTTTCAATCCAATGTCACGAACTGGAGGGCGGGTACATCAACCATTCAATTCATGGCGCAGAACTGGTTCCTAAAAAAGTAACCAAGCATCGTTTTCGCAAGCAAATTTTTGAAGCATGGGACCACCATTGCGCATACTGCGGCGATCCCGCTGACACGCTTGATCATGTAGTGCCCCGCGTAAAAGGTGGCCTTACAATCAAGCAAAATTTAGTCGCATGCTGCCGCAGTTGCAATGGATCAAAATCCAGTCAATCGGTCTACGAATGGCTTAGAAATCAAGCGTTTTGGACGCAAGATCGCGAAGACTTAATTGAAGTTTGGACTGGCATCGAACCGCCAGATTAGTCAGGCCAGTACGCTGAGCACAACTTGGCAAATTTTCCGCCGCTTGATCGCCCCTCTGGAAACCCAATCCCGCATTCTGCTTTTACAAATTGCCAATGCGTACATTGCTGACACATTGGCTTTGTGTTTGTAATTCCCCTGGCGTCTGCGTACAATTGCTCCGCCTCGATTACGCAAAGCTCAAGCGTCGCTCCGCCAAGCGGTAAGTCCAGCTTGCCTGTTCGCGTTTTAATGCGCACACGCCAGCCGTTTGGTACTTCATAGAGTACCATTCGACCAGCGTGATACCGCAAGCTCAACTTACTCAATTTGCAATGCTGCCTGTACTCTACCCGTTAATTGGCTCAGCGGTCCATCGTTAATGATGTACCTGTCAAATTCGTATTTATCCAAGCCGCCCTCGCTTGCGTGCTTTGTTTCTAGGCAAGCGTCTGGCCTAATCACGCACCAGATTTCGCCGCCAAGCTGGCGAATCAGGTCAGCTTCGTTTTTAAACCTGCAGTCGTCGGCTACCACCATCTCATGCAATTGCGCACGCTTGCGCCAACAGGTCAGCCATACCGCTGGGTGGATGCATTGGCGGCCATACTCAGTCCCCAGGGTCTGCATCATGTGTCGAACGGTCACGCCGACCTCAGGCAGCTTGTACTCCTTTTCAACGGTTACAAGCCTCCACGCTTCGTCTTGGCGGTAACCCAACGCGCAAAGCATTGGCACCAGCATTTCTTTCAATGTCAACGCAAATGGCACCGTTTGATAGCCGTTAGAAGCAAGCACACCAGCAACGGTGCTTTTTCCTGATTGTGGAGCTGGAGAATAAAGGCCAATTAATTTATGCATAATTAGTTGTGAGACATAATTTCGATAGCCTGCTTTTCAGCGGCTTCTCGGCTAGGCCAAGAATTACCCCATAGAACTACAGAGCCATTAAAAAACCATGGTTGGTAATAAGTTTGAACTTCGTAAATGATTTCATTTACTCCATATTGACCAGCGCATACGCCTGCGCCATTGGAATAAGACTTCAACGCAAGGCATCTGGTTCGTGGAACAACCGCTCAAGCAACATGCTTGGAGGCTCTGGCTCTTCTTTCTGACGGTTTAGCTGATCCTCTGGGTCAAGCAACACCCAGGTCACCGGCTGGTCACGTTGACGAATTGCAATCATGCCAATGCGTGGCGAACGAATCAACCATCGAGCTGCCAAAATTTCAAGCCACAGTAAATCAATCATAAGTAAAACCCGCAGCAGCGGCAATAATTGGAAATTGTTTAGAAAATAGATTTTTGCATTCTAGCGCAATCTGTCTGTGCTCAAGCTGCGTTCCCTCACTGGACCGCAACTCGATGTAATGCACCCAGCTCCTAAGCGTTCCGTGCATAAAAAGCGTTGTTGGTGTGCACAATGGCAGCACACGACGAGCGCATTCTTTCGCGACACCGCTATCTAGCATTTTCTGATACAAGGCATACGCTTCGGTTAGCTGCTTGCCAATTGCAACATCCCAAGCGGCCTTCGCTGATGCGGGAAAATCATCAATACTGTTTTGCCTATTTGCCGCATCCTGT